CAGTGGTGGCACTGGGTATAGTGTTGGCGATATACTGACAATTTCAGGTGGTAGTCCAGTTGGTACATCAACTGCAAAAATAACAGTAACAGGGAATTCAAGCGGAGTAATTACCAGCGTCACGGTTAATAGCGGGCAATTTGGTAATTATTATACATTACCAACAAATCCAGTAAGCGTAACCGGTGGGACCGGATCCAGCGCCACATTCACTGCAAACTGGACAGTTCAAACAGTTACTCCCACTTATGGCGGTGTGGGTTATACCGAACCTCCCACAGTCACTTTCAGTGGCGGCGGCGGATCGGGCGCTGCAGCTTATGCCTATGTTGGCGGTAGCGGTAGTCTTGCTACTGTTAAATTTTTAAACAGCGACCTTTGGATCAACAGCATCAATGGCCCTGTGCTGAGAATAAGTGATAATACTTTGGGATCAATCACAGGATACTTGCAAGTGTTACCAGCACAAGGCGGCGGCGGTATTACATTATCGTCGGGTGGTAGCAATCCCAATACTAGTTTTTATTTCCAAGCTGGTGGTACTAGCGGTACATTTAATATTTCGGCAGGCGGTAGCAGCGGATATGTTCAACATCGTGTTTCGCCAACTCCGAATGCAGTAAATTACATTCAAACTACTGGAGCTACTACAACCAATGCTCCTACGATCTCAGCACAGGGTTCAGATACCAACATCAGCTTACAATTGCAGAGCAAGGGCTCGGGTAATGTTTTTATTCCTGGTGTGCTCGCAATTGGCCCAGCAACCAGTTCGGGTACTTTGGGATACGTTATTTTAAACAGTGACTCGACCACGATACCGCAAATGCAGTTCAACGCAAATGGCCCGTACTGGGGTAACTTTGGGCAAGTGTCTCAACAGTTTTGGGCATTTGGATATAATTTAACCAGTGGTCAAATGAGTGCTGCCAATGTGGTATTGGGATATAGCAGTAATGGCGCAGTAGTTATACCGCAAACAGTCAGCTCCACATCGACCGGAACAGGGGCACTACAAGTAGCAGGTGGAGCAGGTATAGCGGGTAACTTGTATGTTGGTGGTAACATATATCAAAATAATACAATTCCGACTAGCATTACTCACGTACTAACACACGGTAGCGACAATAATTTTCAATTATCAGCGCAAAATGGAGTATCAGCGAACACTACAGGTAGCGAAGTTGCGAGATTTGGTATAAACTATAACACTGCTGGCTGGGACAGTTTCACACAATATATTCGTGGTAGTTCTTCACAAAACGGGTATCAAACACTATGGGCTGGTAACACTGCTGTCATGACTGTACAAAGCGGTAGTGTAGTGCCAGTCGGAAACGTTACCACCACGTTGGGATCAAGCACGGCATGGTGGAGCACCGTTTACGGAACTGCAATACACGCACAATATGCTGACTTGGCCGAGGTCTACACCAGCGACAACGAGTATGCACCGGGCACAGTAGTAGTATTTGGCGGAGAAGCTGAAATTACAACCACCAACACAAGCCACGATACTAGAGTAGCAGGAGTAATATCTACAAACCCTGCATATCTAATGAACGACAATAATCAAGGATTACCGGTTGCATTAACTGGACGTGTGCCCTGCCGAGTGCAAGGTCCGGTGGTAAAAGGTCAAGTACTAGTAACCAGCAACACCCCTGGCGTCGCCCAAGCCATTGACAATGGCAAATTTTTACCAGGATGTGTCATAGGCAAATCCCTACAAGCGATAAATACCAATGCAATAGAAACTATTGAAGTAGTGGTAGGCAGATTCTAATTAGGACATCAAATGCAAAAAATTAAACAACTTTATCGCAGCAATTACAGTGGAGAAGGCGTTATCAAAAACCTCACATACGAGAACCAAACTTGGACTCCCGAGGTCGAGATGGTGCCCAACAGTGTGTTCAACTCGCACACCACAACACAGGCCGCAGTAATTGGTAATGGTGAAAGTCGCTTAGAGTTGAATGTTGACATGCGCTTGATCATGAGTCATGTGTCGGGCCTGGGCGGGGTCAACAGTTTGCAAACTTATGGGTGTAATGCATTTTATAGAGACTACGAGACAGATTTTTTGATTGCAGTGGGCGACACCATCATCAAAGAAATAGCCGAATCGGGCTATTGCGACAATCACATTGTTTATACCAACGGTGACTACTTGCTTGAGTATCCGGGCAAGTTTTACCTAATACCGCAAAATATCTATTTTGATGCAGGTGCTGTGGCGGCTTACATGGCAGCATTTGATGGACATAGCAAAGTGTTTTTGTTGGGATTTGACAGTTACGACTCCAAAGGTCCCTACAACAATGTGTACAAGAACACCAATGGCTATTTGAGTACTCAACACGAGCAAGACAATACTTATTTTACCAAAAGTCTACATGCGGTAATGAGCACCTATTACAACACCGAGTTTATTCGTGTCATGCCTTACGACACGCATTGGGTACACGATGCACACAGTTCATTGCCAAATTTTAGACAAATTGATTATAGAGATTTTGTACTAGAGGCCGACATTGGCTTGATATCAGCGTAATATAGATTCAAGCGTTCGAATTTTTTTGCGCACAATATCAAAGTTGAAACTGCGCCACAAGCCCGGATGCAACGGGCGAGGATAGTCATCCAACTCAACCCAACAGTAACCGCGATGCTCGTCATTTAGCTCAGGCACAAATTCGTCGTCAACATTGACCACAAATGTATAGTAGATAAATTTATGATTGTCTGCGGTGAATGTTTCTAATGGAATAAATTTTTTCGTAGCAAAATCCGCACCAATTTCTTCTTGTATTTCGCGTACCAGGCCCTGTATCACAGTCTCGCCAGCATCTATTTTACCGCCCACAATGCCCCAAGAACCTGCATGTTTGCTTTTGTTGCGTAACAAGAACAAGTAACGATTGGTTCGTTTGGCGTAAACCAGTGCGCCACAACCTTCTGATGCAGTTTCGGTCATTACAGCACCAGACTCCATGTGCCGGCCTTGTAAACGCCTTGATAGCTCTTGACCCATGTGCTACCGGTCCAACAGTACTGTGTAGTGGTATTGAGATTGGTCACATACTCAACTTGCGTATTCACGCTGTCAAAACTCACAGTCCAATACGTGCCATTCCACTCAATGATGTCGTTGGCGCGAGCAATCAGTTGTGTACCCGGCGCACCGGCCCAGGCCACTGCACTGTCACTGTTGGCATCGCCAATGGGATTGAGTATCAGGTATCTTGTGCCGGTTGTGGGATTGAGCAGTGTGCTATTGACTGCTACAGTGTAGGGATCAATGATTGCAGTGACTGCGGGCAAAGTATTTGCTGGCAGTGTGGCTGAGTCAGGAGTATACAACAACTGTGTGGGATTGCTGGGATTGTAGGCCACTGTGCCCACAATCTCGTGAGCACCATCTGGAAACTCAAAATCCAAACGCACTTGACTGACACCATTTACCAACTTGCCATAGCTGCTCACCAAGTTTTGCCAGGCCACAGCAGTGCCTTCCCCGTCGCCTGACAGTGGCTTGTACAACGTTAGAGTGTTGCCCACATACACCAAATCATAATTCAATGGAGTAAATCTTGCCTGTGTGGCTTGCATGCCACTCAACAAATCCTCGCTCAGTTCGCCAGTGGCATTGTATATGTTGGCAATAATTTGTGTGACAACTCCGGCTTTTTTCACCTTGGCCGGCAACGTGATCCATATGGGAATATCAAAACTGAGGCTGGCAATATCGATGTTGTCATCTCCGCCCAAAGGCACAGTTCTATTGGTGTAACTGACATCGGTCAACAGCACAACACTCAAGCTGGTCCAATCCAGATAGTTGTCGGTGCTTTGTATTTCAAAGCCGGGATTGAACAACGGCACCAGTTGTTCTAGCAACTGATGTTTTTGATCGGTGCTGCTAGTCCAAATATCCAATTTCATTTTCAGAGTGTACGGAGCCGGCATCAAACGCTCTACACTGTAATTGCCGCCATACCCACCGGTGTAGGTTTGTGTGTCCGGATCAAATGTTTGTTCCTGTACTCGAGCATAACTTTCAAAGTAGGGATTTTGCACACGGTCTCGATCGTAACGCAAGCCATCAATGTATGCAGCCATTGCAGGAACTGCATTGAGTGGATTCTCACTGTTGAGTCTAAGTATAGTGTCAGCTTGGTGACTGGGAATACCGTAGTACACTGGAACAGTTTGTAGTGTTCTATTGCCGTTACTGTCTAGACCAAATTCCACTTGAAAATTGGAAAACATACGGATAAACTGAGTCACAAAACGTCTTAGTTGCCCATCATAGGTAAACTGTACTATATTAGCCATTATTAACTTTCATTGTTGTCTGCTCGGGGAGATAATACACGGCTCAGTGGTTGCAATGAATTTTGTGTAGTGCCATCTGGACCAATGTAAGTATCTGTATTATTTACATAACTTGCACGTTGGGTCTGATTATTTGCAGCTCCTGGAGTTATATTGGTGCGTTGTACATCTTCAATTTTCTGCCAATATGTACCATTGAATCTAAACAAGCGATTTGGCAAATAGTCCAACCGCAAGAAAAACTCTCCGTTTGCGGGATTGGTTGGAAACGCAATACCAGCATTGGTGGTCAAACTGTTGGGAGCAGCCCCATCGCCCACTAAGTAGCCGCCTATCTTGTAGTCGGGACTGGGTACACCTGAATCCGCAGTCACTAAAGATGAGTCAGCGGTGATTGTGGTGAGGTCGGCAGTGGCAGCAAGCACATCGCCAACTGCGGTGGTCATTGTTGAATCCACAGGAACTGTGTAAAGGTTTTGAGTGTTGTATCCCGACTCGGGAACATCAAATTCAGCCTGTGCCACAATGGCTTGATTGATATTGAGATACTTTTGATAGGTACTTAAAACTTGTCCCACTGGAGTTGTTGTGCTTGAACCAGCAGCAATCTTGTTCAATATATCTTTGTATTCTTGTGAGTCCACTAAGGGATTCAATTTCACACGCCATAGGTGTGGCCACCATGTGGGACTAAAGCCCTCAGCAGCCCAGCTGGCATCGCCCACAACATAAAAACGTTTTAACGCAGCCGGCACATCTTGGTCCAGACTGTCGTAGTCTTTCAAGTGTTCTAGCTCTAAGACATCACCGCTCAACAGTTTACGTCCAATAGTATCCACCATGTCACGCAAATGAAACACCATAAAGATGGTGCCAGTCTGCAAGAATAAACCAAACTGACTCAAATCAAAGTCTTGGTCAGCACGTTGATAGATACCGCGCATTTTGTAAACTGAGGTATCGTATTTTCTATCTCTATTCTCAGTCCACAACAAGTCTTGTATGTTTAAGGCACTTTGATTGGTGTAGCTGGGTTGGGTAGCATCACTGCTGAAGCCCACTGTGACACCTGTTCCTATTAGGCTAGTAGTGGTAACATTGAGTGTGATGGAAGTTGTGCTGATTGCGCTGACTCGTGCATTTGCAGGAATTCCAGTGCCAAATACAAAATCGTTTACTTGAACACCGTTGGTGTTGCTAAACACCAAGGGATCAGTATTCACGGACTGACTTGCACTCGTGGTCAATTGCACACCCTGAGTGGCAGGTCCCAGATACTTATTAAGCAATACTCCTGTACCGCCAATGGTAAACATTTCTGAAATTCGACGGTCAAGGAACTTGTAGTCGTTACTGTGTCGGCCGTTTTGCCATAAACTTAGTCTTGCCACTGTGTTTTCCTAGATTATTGTGTATTTACCCAATTTGACTGGGAATGATTTATCTAGTATAATTACAGTTATGCAGTCACACAGTCCCAATTTATACAACAGAATCGCAGATGCTCGTCCCATTGTAGTACGATTGGGCGACGCCAACCTGCAGGATCTGTATCAAAATTGTGTGAGAATGTGGTCACGATTAGACGGGGAGTTTGTGGAATGCAGACGCCGAAATCGATATACTGTTCGATATGAAGAATTGGCTTGCCAATTGGATGAAGCTCTTGTTGTATTAGAGCAACACCTGACATTTGGCACTTTGCTAAAGATGTAGTATAATATAGTTTTACGGGAGAAAATATGGCAACAGTTGCAGGCATCAAAATCAAGACCAAACAAACCAAAGTTCGTAATCCGGCTTTTCACGATGAAAAGTACACCGGAGGCGAGCCCGATTGGGAAGCCAGTGATATTGAGTTAAGTGATGCAGACTTTGACCATAAACTGAGAAAAAGTTTCTACTATTACAACTATTACTACAGTCAAAAAGACGCCCGCAAAAATGTCATCGAATGGTTGCGATTACAAACCAAACGATTCACACGAGAACAAATACGAACATTTGAACGCACTGGCGATCGCAGTATTCCAATGACTGCATGTTGTTTGATTATGGCACACATTCGCGCCAACATGCCGTTCAAGCCCAGACACATTGAGTTTTTGGACCAGTGCATACTAGAAGCCATTGATGGTGCCGAGCCCGAAGTGCAAGCGGTTGTAGCAGAAGTCAAAGAAGTGTATCGAGCTCCTACAATTCAAGATCGTTTAAACGAAAAGACCAGCGAGATCATTGGTGACATTGAAGGTGTTTATGATGATGTTACACGAGCAATCAAAACTGATTTTAAACCCTATGATTTTTTAGTTGCTCGGAATGTGGTACAAAGTCAGCTAGGCAAGTACGAGGCAGTTTACACTGCTCGTAAAGCAGAACTTGAAGCGGCAATGGCCAAAAAAGATGCAGACTTGAAAGAAGGTTATGCACATTACAAAGCCGCAGACTTCAAACGCATGATTGCTTGGATCGATAACTTGATGGCAGCGATTGAACAGTATCGCGGAGTTAAAAAGGCCACAAAGAAAGCTAGAGTTAAAAAGGCGCCTAGCAAAGAAAAGGTTATTGCCAAGCTCAAGTATGCCAAAACACACGCCGAGCTAAAGATTGTGAGTATCAATCCTGCAGAAATTGTGGGCGCCACTGAGCTTTGGATCTACAACACCAAGTATCGCAAACTGGGCCGGTATGTTGCAGAAGCATACAAAACCCTGAGTGTGAAAGGTACCAGTATCATCAACTTTGATGAGAGTAAAAGCGTATGCAAGACTTTGCGCAAGCCTGAAGAACAACTGCGAGACTTTGCCAAGGCTGGTAAAGTACAATTACGCAAGTTTTTAGACGAGATCAAAGCCACAGAGAGCAAGTTAAACGGTAGAATGAACGCAGAGATAGTGTTGCTCAAAACAGTTTAATCCCGCCCGATCCCGTAACAGTGTAATAAATACACTATACGGGATTTTTCATGGCTACACCATTTACCAGCAATGTCACTGTCGAACCAGGGTTCGACGCACAAAACAACATCAACGCAAAGAGCCTGTTCAATGCCAACACCGGCTCACAGTCGGGCGCTCACATCGCTTTTGATGGATCAAGCACAACAACTTTTCCCGGAGTGCAAGATCCCAATTGGGCCTATGGTAACACCAATGATTCCATGCGTGCCGCAATCATTGACTACATTCGCATGCGCTTGGCCGATGGCATTGTTGATGTAGAACTTGAAAAAGAGCATTATGAAATGGGCATTAATCAAGCCCTAATCAAGTATCGTCAAAAGGCACAAAATGCCTATGAAGAAAGCTATGCATTTTTAAGCCTGCTGCCCGAAACACAAGAATATATTCTTCCTCGAGAAATACAAAACGTCCGAGCAGTTTTTAGACGCGGTATTGGAAGTGTGACAGGAACTACAGCAAGCCAATTTGAGCCGTTTTCATCGGGATACTTGAACACTTACATGTTGGTGGCAGGACGTGTGGGCGGACTTACCAACTACGAATTGTTTGTGGACTATCAAAAGCTGGCCATGACCATGTTTGGCGGCTACATGAATTATACATTCAATCCGGTCACAAAGAAATTGACCTTGGTACGTAAAATGCCGTTCCAAGGCGCCAACCCCGATCCAGTGCAAAACGAAAGTGTTCTGCTTTGGATTTTTAATACCAAACCCGATTCAATGATCTTGAATGATCCGCAATCGTTCCCCTGGGTTCAAGACTATGCGTACAGTTTCTGCAAAAGAATCCTAGGCGAAGCTAGAAGTAAATTTAGTCAAATTGCCGGACCGCAAGGTGGAGCCAATCTCAATGGTGATGCATTAAAAACAGAAGCAGTGGCCGAAATGGAAAAGCTCGAAGAGGACTTGAAACTGTATGTTGATGGAAGCCAGCCTTTGACTTGGATAATGGGATAAATACACTTATGAAAATTACAGAAATCATCACAGAAGAAAGTCAAATGCCTGATAGCCATATTGCTGCTACTCCAGGAATGAAAAATCATCCCAAATTGGATAACTCAAGTCCTTATGCACCCTGGCGTTTTTCGGCTCACTTCTTGGGTGGTGCTGGCGCTCCAGATGGCAAATATGAACATGTACCTGAAAAAGAAGGCCCCACCGGACAAGCTCTAGTCACCGTGGCCTACAGTGAAGGAGAACACCAAATACTGGATCAAGCAGAAAAAGCATTTGGAGTCAAATCGCACAGACTAACACCTAATGACAGCAGTGAGCCTGCAGAAGTTCACAGTGTAAGTCCGGTAAAGGCACGTGAACCGGTGACATTGCGACGCAAATAACTTGACCTTGTGTTACAATTACGTTAAAATGCTCTTACGGGAGCATTTTTTATGATTATAGGAATATGTGGTTTTATAGGTTCAGGCAAAGACACTGCCGCTGATTATTTGGTTAACTTTCATGGA